AAAAACTCTTGCGGCTAACAGAGAGGCTGTCGCGTACAGCCTTCTTTGTATGGCAAACACAAAAATTACAGATGTTATGGAATGGGACCATGAAGGCAATGTGCAAGTCAAAGCAAGTAAAGATATTCCAGAACACGCATTGCAAAGTATTAAGTCAATCAAGATAGATAGAGATGGTATGATAGCAATAGAGTTTTGGGACAAAGTACAAACACTAAGATTGTTAGCAAAAGCAAGTGGACTATTAGATAATCCTGATGAGTCAGATAAACCGTCCGTGATTGGGATTAATGTTAAAGCGCCCGAAAACCCAAGTAGGTGGTAATCACTATGCACAAATGAAGATCCAGCCGATGGAGTTTTCTATGGCAAATGGATTGAACCCCATGCAACATACGGCTATTAAGTACATTGTACGAGTAGACCGTAAGGGTAATGGTGATGAAGATATAGATAAAGCAATACACACATTACAACTTTGGAAACAATGGAGGAAAGATCATGGACTTGAAAGCCAAGATTGACCAACTACGCGAAGAGTTTGCTATGGCACATTTAAATAACTCTAGAGTAATGGAAATCATTGACGCATTGTATCGGGAAAATCAAGAACTCAAACGTATGATGGAGATGAAATTCAAAGACATAGACGATGAGCAATAATAAAGAGCGTAGCAAGAAACAGCTTGCTGGCCCTGGTATTGATTTAGATTTTAGTACCAGTCCAGTTGTCTATAACTTTTTACAAAGCAATAAATTTGTTCGTGGATTGATGGGGCCAGTAGGCTCAGGCAAATCTTACGCCTGTGCTGCTGAGATTATGATGCGTGCCGTTAGGCAAAAGCCATCCCCTGTCGATGGCATACGTTACACTCGCTTTGTTATTGTACGTAACTCTTATCCTGAACTCAAGACAACAACGATTAAAACTTGGCAAGAACTCTTTCCTGAGAATACGTTTGGGCCAATGCTATATACTCCTCCGATCACTCATCACATTCGCCTCCCTTCCCGCGGTGATGCTGCGGGCATCGATTGTGAAGTGATATTCTTAGCATTGGATCAGCCAAAGGATGTGAGGAAACTCTTATCCTTAGAGCTGACTGGCGCATGGGTGAACGAGGCAAGGGAGTTGCCCAAAGCCGTCATTGACGGACTCACCCATCGTGTCGGTCGTTACCCCACACAAAAAGATGGTGGCCCCACATGGCATGGTGTTTGGATGGATACCAACCCAATGGACGATGACCATTGGTGGTTTCGTTTATCTGAAAAAGAAAAACTCAGTGGTAAATACGGTTGGGACTTTTTTAAACAACCCGGTGGTGTTATTGAAGTTGGTGCAGATGAATTGCCTGACAGTCCAGAAGCAAACGATCATATCTTTTCTGGTGGGCGTTGGTGGAAGATTAATCCAAAAGCAGAGAACGTAAAAAATCTACCGTCAGGGTATTACATGCAAATGTTAGGCGGTAAGAATTTAGATTGGATCCGTTGTTATGCTGAAGGTAAGTATACTTACGTACAAGAAGGTCGACCTGTGTGGCCTGAATACAATGATCAAATGATGAGTGGTGAAGTGGATTATGATCCAACCTTACCGATTCATGTTGGTCTTGACTTTGGTTTAACGCCCGCTGCTGCGATTGGTCAACGATTAAATAATGGCAGATGGGTAGTATTGCATGAGATTGTTACCGAAGATATGGGACTAGAAAGATTTGGTCAACAGTTATTAGCAGAGCTAAATGCACAATACCCAAAAGCACAAGTGTTAATTTGGGGTGATCCCGCGGGTATGCAGCGTGATGCTATTTATGAAGTAACGGCATTTGATTATTTAAGAACGCTAGGACTACGCGCACAACCCACAGCATCAAATAACTTTCAAGTCAGGCGTGAAGGTGCAGCAGCACCTATGCAACGATTGATTAATGGGAAACCAGGATTAATTATTCATACAAGTTGTAAGCGGTTACGTAAATCATTAGCCGGCGGTTATCATTTTAAACGTGTCAGCGTTGGTGCCGGACAAGAACGTTTTAGAGACAGTCCTAATAAAAACGAACACTCACACATTGGTGATGCGTTTGGTTATTTAATGCTCGGTGGTGGTGAGCATAAACGTATGACCAAGTCGAACTTAGCATCTAAAACAATTATTACACAAACAGTCGTGAATACAGAGTTTGATGTGTTTTCATGATGTATAATGAACTTAAGATTATTCAACATATGCCTGTTGTCAAAGGCGCATATTTTTTACCTTTTCATATAGATCATGCATGGAGATGTGATGCAATCAAGGAGTACAGGTCTGAATCGATTACGTTTGAGGATCGAATCCGTATGCTGGAGGTACAGTCTATTAACGGTCCGACTGTGTCTGCGTTTCTTGGTGATGAGCCTGTCGCTGTGTTTGGTTGCATGTTATTGTGGACTGGGGTGGGTGAAGCGTGGTCTTTATTATCAGAAAAAGCAAGACGATATCCTATTGCGATGACCAAGTCAGCTCGTATCTTTTTTGATCAATGCGAGTCTATTTTTAATTTACATCGATTGCAAATTACGGTAAACTCTAATGACAAGCGTGCTATGGGCTGGGCAAAAACATTAGGCTTTGTATCAGAAGGCTTAATGCTAGGCTATAGCGCAGATAAAGATGATACACATATGATGAGGAGAATCTAATGGGTGGTATAGTTGGTGGCGGCAAACCAAAAGCTCCAGATTATTCTGCACAAATTAAAGCTTCTGAAGAATCGTTAGCCTTGCAAAGAGAACAAGTTGCGCAAGCTAAAAAACAAGCTGAAGAAGAACGTAGAGAATATGGTGAGCAAATGGCATCAAAACGTAGAGCATTGTCTCGTGGTGGTAAGCGTACATTACTTAGTCAATCCAGATTAAGTCCTGAAATGGGCCTTGATGAGGAAGATACTTTAGGAGCAGCATAATGGCAAGTCTAGACTTTGGCATGGCAAAAACCCGTGGTCTTATTGTACCTTTTGCACAATATGAAACTGATATTATCAAAAAGGCGGGCGGTCGTGGCGTTTTTAAATCTGAAGATTGGTGGAACAAAGAGTTAGACGCAGCCATCAAAAAAGGCAAGTTTGAAGAAAAAACGACTGAGCGTGTTGGCCCTAATGTATTTGGTGCAAGAAATAGAGGTGAGTGGAGCAAACCATTTAGTTATTTTTTAGCTAGAGAAGGTTATGAATCCGCTACGCCTGTTATGGAAAAATATTATCAAAGGAGAGGTCGTGGCGGACGCCCAGGAACATTACCAATCACTACTCCAAATGTTGATCCAAGGTTTTATATGGTTCGCGAAAAACGTATAGGTTGGGACGCAACAAAAACTAAAGATGTTACAGAAGACATTTTAAATAAAGTAACTGCTCAATCAAAACGTAGAGTCAAAGATATTAAACGTGAAACAGCAACTGAAAGTTCGAGTCGATCTAGATTAAGAAGAGGCACAGGTGGTTTAATGGCTAAAGCTAGACCTTTTGGTGACAAACCACAAACTGGATTACCAGCATTAGGTGCGGGAGGTTTAGGTATTACAGCAAGTTTATTAGGTGAGGAAGGTACACTATGACGGACGAACGTATTAAATATAACAAAGAAGGTAAGCCAACTAAACAATCGATGGAATGGGCATGGGAAAATGATCGTGACTTATTTATGGATTTACAATCTAAACATTTTACAACCCGTGGCACAATGAAAGATAGTTCAATCATGAAATGGATTAAGAAAAAATTAGGGAAAGAAAATAAAGAATGAACACAATGCAAAAAAAAGTGCGCAAGGTCATGAAAGAATATCAATCTGGTAAATTAAAATCAGGTAGCGGTAAGAAAGTAACTAGCCGAAAACAAGCTATTGCTATTGCTATGTCAGAATCAGGACAAAAGAAAAAAGGATACTAATGGCTAACCCAGGATTGTATGCAAATATAAATGCACGAAAAAAGAAAGGGATTAGTAGACCAAAATCAGAATCTACTATTTCTGATAAAGCGTATAAGAATATGCTAAAAGGTTTTCCTAAAAAGAAAAAAGATAAAGCTTAATGGTTCTAACTGTTAAAAGAGAATCAGATAATACTAAAAGTAGGCTTGTCACATTAACGCAAGCTGATGAAAATAACAGCCAACATGTAATAGGAAGTGAACGACCACTTATTACGGTGGCTGTTAATCATCATAGATTACATGAAGGTAATGCATTTTTTATTTATGAAAACAGACTTAATGGATCACAATTGCTTGATAACGCCTCTATTGATATTGTCATTGCCTCTGCATCGGGTGTGCCTATGCACATGACGGTTGGTGCGTTTTGTGGTGGTGATGCTGAACTTTATTTATATGAAGGGACAACAGCCACAGGTGGCACAAGTAAAGTAGCAAAGAATAGAAACAGAACAAGCCTTAAAACAAGTAGCACAGCAGCATTGCTTGATCCAACTATATCAGTATTAGGTACAGAATTGTTTGCTGAATTATTGCCAGGAGGTGTTAAAAAAGCTGCTGGTGGTGGTGGAGCCGAGGCATTAGAATATATTTTAGCTCCGCTAACAAATTATTTAATAAGAGTGACTAATATAAGTGGGGCGTCACAAAATGCCACATTAACATTAGAGTGGTATGAATAATGGTAGCTAAAAAATATCAAAATCCAGAAGGAGGCTTGAATGAAGCTGGGCGAAAATACTTCAAAAGGACTGAAGGCTCAAACCTCAAAGCACCGCAAAAGTCTGGTACTGATGGTAGGCGTGTATCTTTTGCTGCTCGTTTTTCTGGCATGGCTGGGCCGTTAAAAGATTTT